TATGTACCCTAATGGCCTATGCTTTTCATAATCAATCTCAAGTTTCTGGTCATGCAAATTAAATGCCTTAGCGATTGCTTCGACCGACATCGGTAATTTCTTGAATGAATCTCTGAATTCAACCCTATAGCCCGTCTCAAAAACAATTGTGATCGAATAATACTTACCCATCCTTGAAATCAAAGAAGTAAATTCCTTAACACCAGGATTTTCTTTTACCCATTTATAATCGTGCTTCAGTAGCCAATCTAAAATAAATGTGCCATCGAATGCTAAGTTGTGGAAATAAATATGTGCTGCGCGTTCAGAAATATGTGACATAAACCCGTCAAGTGTAATTCCGTCAACATAATTCTGAAGTTTACCCACCTGGATAATACCCCAGGACCACACCCGGCAATCATCCTCAACCGTCGTCGTCTCAAAGTCGGCGCAAAACGAAGGAACTTTCTTGTGGCTACGCCTAGCGCCGGCCCTTCCGGGACCTGCGCTTGTTGATTGGCGAACCACTAAAATCATCCTCCGGTTTAATCTTAACTTGCTTTATTTCTTTAAGTAGAGATTTAATGCTAGAATCGGCTTCCTCTACATCATCATACCAAAGATCATAGCCGGCTCTCCTTCGATCAAAATACCCTTCTTTCGCCGCTTCGTACATTAGCGAAAGTTGATTGGCGAAATCACCATTAACGGTCCACATTAACCACAGCACGTCGTCAGGAATGTCTGTAAGAATATCATAAGTCGTCAGGAATGTCTGTAAGAATATCATACAATTCAGGGTCACCAATGACGTCCAGCATTGCGGCGATCTGTTGTTTTGATGCCGTCAACTTTTCTTGTTTGGCTGCCTTACTGAGGGAATCCAAAACAACATTAGTTTTCTCTCGCATTGCTTCTGCAGACTCAAAATTCACTGTACGCTTATTAGGATTCATTCTCTCAAGCGCATAATGTGAACCTCCGGGCAAATAGGACTTCGATGGTCGGAAATCCCTAATCCAATCTCCCACCGTAATGTTACCCATGTAGGGCAACTTAGTCCCCGCTACACTGCATTCATAAGCGTCAATATCCTCATTATAGCGACGCACAGCATCGCGATAACGGCGAACGTCTTTAGCAGAAATGGGATTACCTTTACGGTCAGAATAATACCACACGCTATCAGAATTATTAAACTCGCTAAGACGCTCAAGTTCTCTCGCCGCATTCCTCAACGTCACCTTCCCGACAGCCGACTTACCTAAAGGATCATACTTAGTCCCACGAATATCCGCGCCGTCATCACTAGTCGCCATCTTATACATCTTGCGCACAGCCCGATCGCGCTCAACCTGCAACAAATCACGCGCCCTATCCAAATCAGAACGATACTGCTCCCTTGCACTCGCCTTAGCCGACTTGACCTTAACCTTGCCCTGCTCCTCAGACAAAGTATCCGGCAAGGGGCTAAAATCAAGCCCACCAACAAAATCCCGAATCTCAGTCGCAGTATTCCGAACATGCTTAGCGCCACGCTTAAACGACCGATAATGCTTGCCCCAATGAGACTTAACCAAACCAATCACCCCCTGCCCCCTAAGGGGACAGGGGGCAACTAGTATCCTACAGCGTCCGTCAGGCCAGCGTCACCGTCGTGTACTCGCGACCACGCCCAGACTTAGCAGACCCAATCTCAACAGCCACCGGCTCCGGCCACGACTTAACGTCACCCAGAATATCCACAAGCCGCTGAATCTGAGCCACAACCGTCTGAGACGAAGTGCCGTAGGCATTTCCGTCCTTGTCGATCACCGTGATAGCCCGACGAGTCTCAACCTCACCAGTATCCGTGTCAACCACGTCATCCTCAGTGATAACAATATCCTTGATCTCAATCTTCTTGCCACGCAGTTCCTTGAAAGAAACAGCAGAATTCTGAGCAGTGAAGAAAGCCTTCTTGCCAGCGAAGTCATCAGAGAGAGAGGAGTAAACAACAGCCATGATAATTTCCTTTCTTATGGCTACTTTCAGTTCTGTTCAGTTCTGGTATTACCCGTCCAGCCGGGAATCTAAAATAGTGTTTGCTCAACACTTTGGGGGTTGTCGTCAATGACCACCAACGCATTTCTTTTGGTAAGCATTTCGCACACAATATTTTCAATTGGCGTTGTTAATGGGAAATGCATGTGCTTAGCATTCCCTAAGCGGTCGTTCATTGCAACAATCTCAGACTCTGTTATGCGTACCCAGACCTTTTCTGTGGAACGCATCATGCAGAAAAAGAACGAATCTCTATGTTTTGTAGGATATCGCAGAACATTGTGTGTTCGGTAATTTAACTTGTTGTCATATCGCCTAACCCTAAAACCTTTAGGGACAGTTACAATATCACCATTGCAATAAAAGCGAGTCCCGCAATCCACAACAACCAACTCCAAACCCTAGGAACAGCCTTAGCAGCAATCATACCCCCAGCCACACCGACAGCAATCCCGCCCGCACTAAGCCGATCACCATGACGCCGCACGTCACCACAAGAACAAACCGGATGAATATCAACAGAATTGTATCGTTCATTTTCCTGCCAGCCCATTTCCTTGTCGATCCAAATAAGTTCGCCGTTAATGTTTTCCCACATTATACTGATCCTAATGATGGTCTTGTTACGTAAAAGATAATTTGTGGTCTTGAATAAAACCAGAGATTCTTTTCTGCATCATACCAATAATCGCCACGCCTTTCTACTTTAAGCCGTCTTGACCCATGTGTGATAATAGCGATAGCGCCGTTATCGCTAACAACACACCCTTCATCTTTAAGCAACGCGTCCAACGCGGGACCTAGAACACTATTTTTCATCATACATCAAATCCAAACATTCGCTCAAATTCGCTACATAGCGAATCAAGGTCACCATCGTTTCTGAACACTGTTGAATTAGTGGCGCCCGAAATAAACCCGTAGGTTGCACTATTGGTGTTGTAAAACCACTCAACATAATAACCTGGAACCGACGCGTGAAAACTGTGAATCTTTGGCCTAATTGTAGCATTGAGAATTTTGAGTTTGTGAATAATTTGTGGGTGAATGTATGTCGCACCATGTTTAATTGAATCTTGATGAAACCTATTCGTTGTTGCTCGTGAATTAATTGAGGTCATCTCAGTTCCTTCCATTCCGTGCGGCCCATCGCCGCCCCGTTCATGTATTAATAATGCACCATAGTTCTCCGACA